CAACGGCAAAAGCGGCAGCAGCCTTCTTTCCAAATTCTCCTAGCTTATTGCCAAAGCCTTCAACTTCTTTTTCACCTTGGCCAAGCTTTTTCTTTAAATCATCAACATCTGCAAGAATGGATAACTTCAGCGTTCTATTACCAGCCATTTGTTATCCCCATTTCTTTACAATTGCAGCAAAAGCTTCTTCCCATTTGCGAATCAATTCAGGCTGAATCTTGCGAAGTGTTGGGTAGATGAAGTAGCCAGAATTGCCGCGTCCGAGATTGGGAGTTCTTCTGGGGAACTGGCGATAGCGGTTACTTCCAAATTCAAGACCTGCCCAGAGCTTTTGTGTTGTTGCGCCACCAGAAAACCTCTGAGATGCAAAGCCATATGAGAATTCACCGATTTTGGATGACTTGCTAATTCTGACACCTTCGGCAACTCGCCGAACACCAGCACCCGAGACTGCTCGTCCCAGCGCGGTGACTTTAATTTGATTGGCTGCGTAGGTTGCAAGGGCGCTACTTTCGGTTCTAGCTTCTTGGATTGCTTGCTCATCCATTGCTTTAAAGGCTTTGAGAATACCGCGTAGCTCGCTACGATCATAAGTAATCGGATCACTTGCCACCATTTCTCTCCTTTAGTATTTCCAAGGCTGTCAAGACATCTTCCGCATCATCCCAATATTGTTTGGGAATCCGCGTCTCAATTGCCAGAAGCGTTAGAAGATAGTTTAGGCTTCCAGCGGTGTGGCTTTTGGGTTTTCATTCACCACATCGATATCTGCAACTGTCTCCATCCATACTTCGAAAGATTTAACTGGCTTGCCAGCCGCTTCGCGTTTCATTGCGTTATATGCCAGAAACATAATGTCCCAGACACCGCCTAATTCGCCAATCGTCTTGCCAGTTGCTTTCTCCCATTTGGCATACTCGGGCGGTTGGGCAATATAAGTTGCTTCCTCGCCCGAGTTATATTCAATTTTTATTTGCGACTTCATAGCTCCCGATGCTCCGATCTCTTAGCTGAAGTTCTCTGCTGGTTGTCCAATTACTGTCATTGTCCAAGTGTCAGTTAGCGCTCCTGGTGCTGCGCCTCCTGCTGTTGGAAATATTGGCAGAACTTGGAATGTAAAAGTTGCGCCAGATGCGGCTGTAAATACTGTTGAGATTCCAGTATTAGGCGCTGATTCTGCTACGCCCCACATAATTTCAAATAGAGAGCCAGTCGCTCCCCAATCCTGCAATAGTTCAAGTGTAAAAGTCCATTGCTTATCTACGGACTTATAAGCGCGACCATCAAGGGTTTGATAAGTCTCGATAATTGTTTCGCAGCTTAAAACTGCAGAAGTAGTTTGAGCATCGAAGTTGTTACCACCAATGGTAAAACTAACATCGCGCCCAGTTATTACTGTTGTTGGCATTTAGGTCTCCTATGCGGTTTGCTCGTAGCGGACGCTCAAGCGGATATCTGAAACTAGCAGGGTAGTAGTTCCTACTTCGGTTACCGAAGGTCTTTCGACTATTGATAACTCATACTTGGAAGCGTTTAGCGCTCCAAGAATACTGATAATTAATTGCTCTAAATTGTCCAGAGCAGCGGCGTTGCTGAAATACGCAACGCAAGCAGTTATAGTGTAATTTAATTTGACGCGAGTAGTTGATTTGCCTAAGACTTCAAGCTCCATATACGGCGAGTCTGGAATGACAATAATTGCTGGAACGATAGGCGCTTCTGGAACTGAATCATAAATGTTGGCGGTGCAGCCAACCAGAGCGGTTTTAAGTTGGCCTCTAACATCTGTAGCAATTGTTGATGGCATTAACCGACCATTGTCTCTACATCAAGGTATGGCCCTAGTAGCCCAGTTACTTTGGCAAGTAAATTCTTGGATAGGCGGTAAGGGGTAACTGCAAAATCTATGCCTTCTATTGATCCACCAGCGGCTGTTCTGGCTTGGAAGATTTCGACTGAGATAGCCAGAATTGCAGCTTCAGCATTGGCATTTCCGACATAGGTTGATAGTCCAGAGAGCGCAGCGTTTCCTGCTGGGATAACATTCTTTTCCAATATATCTGCATTGGTGATTGCGACTGTGAATACATAATCTGAAATCTCGTCATCGGTTACTGTGTGAGTGCCGTTAAATGGTGATCCGCAGCCAGTAATGATTACGGATTGGCCTTCGGTAAATTCTTGAATCGTTGCAGTTTCAAAGTAAGCGATGTTATCCTCAAGCTTGACTTTGTTTATCTTGCTTTGGAAAGTAACCAACATTGGCAAAACTAGGTTTTCTGAAGCATCAACAATGTCATTTAGGTAAGCATCGTTATATAGGGATGACGAAACGCCAAGAATCGTCCTAAGCTCTGTGGCCGTAACTATCGTTGGCATTTCGTCATCCTTTCAAGCAGTTAGGTGAGCGGCCAGCTCGGGAGCGGACTGGCCGTCACTATTAGGGATTATCAGCTCTTGTTAAACCAGTTAGCACCTGCGGCAACCTTGGTTGCAAGTGCTCCATAGCCGTAGTAAGCAACCTCAATTTGGCCATTTAGAGCCACATTGGTTTGCAGACGGAAACGGCTGGATTCATACCAGGTGTAAGCATCTGGATTGATAACGACCATTGAATAATCTCCAAGGCCAGTTCCACCAGTTCCATTAGCTGCGCGATCTACATAAAGCTCTAGACCTAGCACATTTCCGCGGATGCTTTGTGGTGATACTACGCCACCAGCATTTTGTGGTTGTGATGCAGTATAGATAGGGCGTCCAGCATCGTTGTAGGACATAATCTTGCCCCATTGCTCAGGACTTACTACCAAATTGCGAGCGAACCCAAGTGATGCCTTATAAACTGCTGCTGCAGCAGTTGATACGAAAGTAAGCAAGCCATCTTTATCTTCTGTGGTTGCTGTTGCATTTAGAGTTCCGTTGTTGGCAATTTCGCCAATTACGAAAGCATTAGTGGCCTTTGCATAAGCAAACTCCATCTGACGCACTAGCTCATCAAAGAATACTGGTGAGCTTCGGTCTAGCAATTCTACTGAGAAAGTCTGACCGCCAGCATACTTATTGACTGAAACTGATATGAAGCTGTTCTCCATTCCAGTTTCACCAACTGGTTGAGCTTCATTAACATCTGCAACTGTTGGAACTACTGTTAGCTTTGGAATCTCGAAAGTCATACCAGCATCTGGTAAGACACCGCGAGAAATTGCATCAATCGTTGGACGATCAGCATTTGAGAGAGGATTTACAATCTCTGTTAGCTGACGGGTTGGAATTAAGCCAGCGTTATTTGTTGTGGTGTCATCTGCTGCCATAACATACTGGCGAGCTGCGTCATCACCGAGTTTAGCGCGAACGCTATTCTCTAGATATTTTGCCTTGGTAAATTCAAGGCGAGGTGCTGTGTAAAAGGCTGGGCGAGCTGCCTCAACCATATTTGCTTTAGCTGCTTCAACCGCTTCTTCAACGGCAGGAGCAGGAGCAGTAGTGTCAGACACTTGGTCTCCTTCGTTTGGTTTCTCTGAATCAGCGGTTGCTAAATCAGAATCTTCTTTTGGTGCTTCATTCTCAGAAGCTGCTACTTCGCTTACGCGAGCAGAATCAATTGCAGGATCAGTTACTAGAGATACTTCATCTAGGGTCGCTGAGGTAATCTGCATAATGCCTTTGTTATTGGTCCATTCGTTTATCTGGGCTCCAACGCTAAATCCATCGCGCAAGCCTTCAGTTGCTTCAACTAAGGCGTCTTCTCCAGCCATAGTATTGGCAATCTTAAAAGTAGCTTCGATGCCAGACTTAGTTACATTGTGAGAGACCATCTTGCCGATTGGGCGAGTGCGGTCGTGCTCAAGAAGCAACTTAACTGGCTTCATTTCGATTGAATCAGCTGCAAAGACTGTTGGGCCAACTGAAGTATTGCCTTGCTCATTCCAAGTCACAATAGTTCCAGTTATGGTGCGCTTAATTGTGTCGGCCGCTGTAACGACCATTGGGATATTAACTTTCATTTGGAATCAAATCTTCCTCTCGCTGAATTTGCTCAACGCTCATCGCGCCAATGCGGTTTAGGATTTCATAAACTTGAGCT